TGTTCGGCAACATCAATGCCGCTACGAAGCTCTTCAGCGGGCTACACGTAGTTCTCGAGAACGCTCTGACAGTTCCCATCTACAAGCTGAACACATTGCTCGAGGATTGGGCAAAGCTGGGTGGGCGAACTGTCCTGATCGATGCGATCAAGAAAGCCTGGGAAGAGCTCGGGGCAGTTGCCAAGACTGTCAAAGAGGCCTTCCGCGATATTTTCCCGCCGACAACCGGGAAAGAACTTTATGACCTGACAGTCAGGTTTGACAACTTCATCAAGAGCCTCAAGCCGAGCCCACAGACTCTTGACAACTTGAAGCGTACGTTTGAGGGTCTCTTTGCGATCCTCGATATCGGTAAGCAGATTCTAGGCGGTATATTTACCGTCTTCGGGAAGGTCTTTGGTGCAGTCAGCAAGGGTGGCGGTGGCTTCCTGAGTCTTACTGCAACTATCGGCTATTTCCTGAAGAAGATTGATGAAACGCTCAAAAAGGGTGACAGGCTTCACAACTTCTTTGAGACCTTGGGCAGTATTCTGGCAGCACCCCTCTCGATTCTTGGAAAACTGGGCCATGCCATCAGCACTGTCTTCAGTGGGTTTGGTCAAAATGCTGGAGGAGGACTCACTGCTGCGCTGGGAGGAATGGGCGCCGCTATTACTCCACTGCAGAAGATCATGGAAGGGTTCAAGAAGGTCTGGGACAGCTTCGTAGCTGGATTTGGGAATGCTGACCAGGTTCTTCAACCCGCGATTCAAGGTATCGCTAATCTGTTCGGAAGTCTCGGGACTCTGATTTCCAATGCGGTTCAGAATATCAACTTCAACGGTATTCTGAATCTTATCAGGACCGGGCTTCTCGGCGGTATATATTTGGTCTTCAAGAAGTTCTTCAGCGGTGGGATCTCAGATCTCGTTGGTGGAGGAATTCTCAAGAGTGTCACCGAATCGTTCGAGGGCCTGACTGGTGTTCTGACCTCTATGCAGACCAGTATCAAGGCTGGCGCGATAGAGAAGATTGCCATAGCAGTTGCTCTTCTCGCTGCTTCGATCGTTGCACTGTCTCTGGTCGACGCAAAGAAGATGAACACAGCTATGGCAGCGCTGGCAGTTGGATTCACCGAGCTTCTTGGTGCGTTCAAGGTCATCGAATCGATCAGCACGAGCACTGGGTTCATCAAGCTACCGTTCATCGCCGCCGGACTTATTGGTTTGGCTGCTGCTGTCGATATTCTCGTACTAGCTGTCAAGGGACTCTCAGGACTCAGCTGGACTGAGCTTGCCAAGGGTCTGGGTGGCGTAGGTGTACTCCTAGTCGGCATCTCCAAGGCAGCTGGACCTCTGTCTGAGAGCTCAGCCGGGATGATCACCGCTGGTGTCGGTATCACTGCTATTGCAGTTGCGATGAAGATCCTGGCGAGTGCCGTCAAGGACTTCGGTGGTCTCAGTTGGACCGAGCTCGGTAAGGGTATCGGATCGGTTGCAGTTTCACTTGCTGCGATTGGCCTGGCTTCAAAGATATTCCCGTCAGGGATGATTCAAATCGGCGTTGGTCTGATTGCAGTCGGTGCTGGGCTCAAACTAATCGCCAGTGCCGTTAGTTCCTTCGGCAAGATGGATCTGAAGACGCTGGGTAAAGGTATCGGCGCCATTGCAGTGGCGTTGCTTGCGATCGCACTAGCTATTCAGGCTATGCCAGCGACTATGGCAGTTCAGGCAGCTGGTCTCCTTCTGGTTGCATTTGCTCTACAAGGCATTGCCAAAGCAGTTGGATCATTTGGCGGCATGTCAATAGGAGAGCTGGCGAAGGGTCTGGTGGCTCTTGCCGCATCTCTGGCTATCTTGGCTGCTGCTCTGATCGTTATGCAAGGAAGCCTGGGCGGAGCTGCCGCATTGATAGTAGCTGCGGGTGCTATTGCCATATTGGCTCCGGCGATTCAGTCACTGGGCAAGATGTCCTGGGGCGAGATCATCAAGAGTATGGTCGCTCTGGCAGCGGCATTCGTCATTCTTGGAGCTGCTGGACTACTACTCGAGCCGGTCGCGCCTGCTCTATTGGCTCTAGGCGCAGCTATGACGCTTATCGGTGCTGGGTTTGCGTTGGTTGGCGCGGGTATATTCCTGATCGGAGCCGGTCTGAGTGCTATTGCGGTAGCTGGCCCAACCGCTATTGCGATATTGCTCAAGGGTTTCACCGACTTCATGACACAGATCCCTGTCTTTGTCAAGGGTGTAGTCACTGCACTTCTGGGAATTGTAACCAGTATTGCCGCAGCTGCTCCGCAATTTGTGACAGCTCTTGGGAAGATACTCGTAGCGCTCGCCAACGCTGTTATTCAGGCGGCGCCTCAGCTTGCTAAGGCATTCGATGCTCTTATCCAAGCGGCGTTGAAGGTAATCAAGGATAACTATCCGTCCATTGTTCAAGCTGGGCTCTCTATGTTGTTAGCGCTCATAACGGGCGTTAAGAACAACATAGGCCAAGTTGTATCAATGGTGGCTCAGGTCATCATCACCTTGCTGAACTCGATAGCATCGCATTTGCCGAGGATCATAGCGGCTGGTGTCGGTGTTCTGACCAGTTTCGTACAGGGTATTGCCAACAGCTTGGGCAAGGTTATCAACACTGCAGCTAATGTTATATCCACGTTACTTAACGCAATAGCCAACGGCATCGGGAAGGTAATCAACTCCGGTGCCAATATTCTCGTTAAGTTCCTGAGCGGTATCTCCGATAACATTGGTAAGGTACTGAATCAGGGTGGGAACATCATAGCTCACTTGATAACTGGTATCGGTGATCAGTATTCGAAGATTGTTTCCGCGGGTGCGACCTCTATCGGTAAGTTCGTAAATGCTATATCTGCCGGAGCTGTTGATCTGGTTGACAAGGGTGCTCAAGCTATTCTCAACTTTATCAATGGTTGCTCAGCAGCTGCTAGGAAGTACGAGCCTCAGATAGAGAAGGCTGGATGGAACCTTGGCTGGTCGATGATTCAGGGTATGATCAGCGGTATGGCCAGTCTGGCTGGTTCTGTCGTATCCAAGGCTATCAGCATTGTGTCGTCTATTCCTAAGGCAGCGAAGAAGCTGTTGCACATCGGATCTCCTTCCAAGGTCTTCTACGAGATCGGTACACAGATCATCGATGGTTTGACTCTGGGTCTTGACGACAATGCGGATGCACCAGCTGCTTCTGTGGAGAATGTGGTCAACTCGATAATCGATTCAGTTAACACGATTCCTTCTCTCAGTGATCTGATGGAGGTCAGCCCGACGATAACGCCTGTTGTGGATTTGACACAGGTTCAAGCTGCTGCCGATCAGATGAATTCTATATTTGCTACTAGCCCTGTCGCAACGGCTTCATTCGGACAGGCTGCTTCTATATCCTCGACACAAGCGGCTCAAGGTGCTGTGAGTGATACTACGGGTGCAGAAGCATCGGTGATCAAGTTCGAGCAGAATAACTACTCACCTGAATCGTTGTCGCCTGTGGAAATCTACAGGCAGACAAAGAATCAGTTGTCCCAAATGCGAACGGCGCTTGCTAATGCGTAACTCTACGGCCCCCTTCGGGGGGCTTGGAGGTTTTATAGTGTGTTGACACAACTTGAAGCGTATAGCTCTTGGGAATCAGCCCCAACGCTATCTTTAAGTGACGATGGTAGAGAAGAAACAGATCTGATCCAGATCAGAAATATAGATGGATTGGATCCAGTTCCAGCTGCTGTCAACACATCGCCATTCGGATCTGTTGACGGAGTAGCTTATACAGGGAGTAGTGTGGCAAGCAGGAACATCGTCATCACTCTCCATCCAAATCCGGATTGGCATGACTGGACATTCGAGAGTCTTCGACGGCTCATCTATTCATATTTCATGCCGAAGCTTTTGACAAGATTGGTATTTCGAAGCAACGATATGCCCCCGGTGGAAATTTACGGGTATGTTGAAACCGTCTCGGTCAATCCTTTCAGCAAGGACCTAGAGATCCTCGTTTCGATCATCTGTCCAGATCCATATTTCACAGCTGTCACAGCTACTTTGGTCACAGGTAATACCAGTGATGGGACTGCTCCAATAGACATCAACTACGAAGGATCTATCGAAGCTGGAATCAATGTCGAAGTATTTAGACAAGCAGATCCAGCTCCCACCTTCATTGCTATTCAAATCGGCGAAGCGGTAATTTCATATTTCCGAGTGGCCGCTTCAGTCGATGCGTCAAAATATTTTGAAATGAATTCCGTACCTGGCGCAAAATACGTTCGGAATGTGGCGCTGAATACAGGAGTCATTACCAATCTCCTGTCAAAGCTTCAAACCGGTTCTCAATGGCCGACTTTGAAGCCTGGTGTGAACGATTTTTCAGTCATAACAGATACTCCCGGTAAGCAACAATGGCAGCTTACATATTTTGAGAGGTTTGGGGGTCTCTGAGTGGAACTATTCACCCTGAATCGACAATTCATCGAACAAGATGTGATAGACAAGTTCGTGTCGGTTATCTGGACTGAGCGATATTATGGTGACAGCGAAGTAGAGCTGATCGTTCCGGCGACTTCTGACATGGTTCAGAAACTGACAGTGGGCACTTTTCTGGGTCTAGTCGGCAGTGGCGAGATCATGCTGATCGACACCGTAGACATCGAATCAGGTACTCTGAAGGCAACCGGGTCTTCTCTGATGGTGTTCCTCAATAATCGCTTCATTCGTCTGACACCTGCGCATGAGGACAGATATTGGTACATGGCAGGGCTGACTCCTGGTATGACAATGTGGTACATCGTCTATTACATGTGCATCGGTGGTCCATATTTGGATGGATCTATCAACACTGGGATCCCAAATCCTGCCTCGTTGATCATTCCTGGCTTGTATGGCAAAGCGATTGACAACGCCGGTGCTGCTATCAGCTATGCTGCCCCGTACGGGCCCGTATACGACGCTCTAAGGGAAATTGGGACGACATACCAGGTCGGGATGCAGATCACTCTGGATTCGGTCACAGATACGTCATATGCGCTCGGATTCCGTTGTTATCGTGGTCTTGATCATACGAGTGGACAAAGCGTCAATACGGTTATTCGCTTCTCTCCTCAAATGGACTCGCTGGCGAATATCAAGGAGCTCCAGTCCAATAAGAGCCAGAAGACTCTTGTATATTCGTTCGCGCCGGGTAACCCCGATGGGCTAGCTACTGTCGCTGGTGTGAGCAGCCTGGCTGGAGCTCAATACACGGGATTCGACCTACGCGCGATGTTGACCTTTGAGGAGGACATCACGACGGATCAGGTTGGTGGAGATCCGAACAATCTTGTCAGTATCTTGAATAGCCGCGCAAATCTAGCCCTGACCGACAACCGTTTCCAGAGAGCGATCGACGGAGAGATCGTTCCTCTGCACCAATTCCAATATGGCGTTGATTATAACCTAGGTGATGTAATCGAGGTACAAGGTAACAGCGACATAATTCAAACCTCTATGGTTACCGAGTATATTCGCGCACAAGATAATGCAGGAGAAAAAGCTTATCCAACTGTAGCGATGTTGGGTTAGGGAGGTGACATTTGGCTGGACCTGAATCAGAACCCCATCTGCTGTCAAATAATCAATATGATGTAGTCAAATTCATTGTAGGGATCGTCATACCTGCAGTTGGCACGTTATATTTCGCTCTCGCGGAGATCTGGGGTCTACCAGCAGCACAACAGGTTTTGGGGACGCTCATAGCTATTCAAGCCTTTCTTGGAGCTCTTCTAGGCATAAGTAGCAAGTCATATGAGGACAGTGGTGCCAAATATGTCGGAGCGATAAACGTTCAAGAGACACCAGAAAAGCTTCTATATTCTCTGACGCTCAAGGACGACCCAGAGGGCCTCAAAGACAAAAAAGAGGCCACATTCCAGATCAATAACAAACCTCCTATAGAAGATCCTGTCGCGTAGAATGCTCCTCCTTATATGAGACCCTACCGAAGGAGCGTTATGTTTACCAGGAAGACGAGACACAAGTCGCAGCTCGAGACTGAGACTGAACGTGTGCTCACCCACCTGGCCAGTCAGCAGATTGATTCGGACGAATATCCGAAAGCGCTGGAGTACGCTATCAAGCTACAGAAGATGAAGGAAGAAGAGAAACCTTCTACTCTGCATCCAGATACCATACTCCTGGCCGCTACGAATATTGTCGGAATAATGCTGATTATCAGGCATGAGCATGTGAACGTCATCACGTCCAGAGCTATGCAGCTGGTGTCCAAGCCAAGGTAACAAAGCTTTAGAAGGAAGTCTAAGTATGGAGGGCCGCGTCTGCGGCCTTTCATATTTTTTTTTCGATCCCAAAAAATCCCCGGGGGGAGTTTTCTGAAAATAGGTCGCGTAAAATACATTTCCCTATATGAGACCCTACTAACTAAGGAGTTTAAATTATGAGCAACGAGACCAACAACACCGTCGTCGAGGAGCCCATCCAGAAGACTTCCAAGTTGAAGAAGCTCGGACGCAACCTGGCAGTTGCTGGAATCTACGCGATTCCTGTCGCCGCCACGGGTGCCTCCTGCTACTACAGCTGGAAGCTCATCTCGATGAACCTCGAGACGGCGAAGTTGCAGCTCGAAGCCGCTAAAAACGCCGCACAGCAGTAGTCTTAAAAAGTAAGAGCCCAGAAATGGACTCTTATTTTCTTCGCGTAGGAAACATGCATCTATATGAAAGAGATGCATAATTAATTGCATTGTGAGACACGAAAGCGTCGTGCCCGCTCGAAAGAGTCGAAGGCAACATGAAAATTGGTGAAATTCCGACCCACAGGTGCTACCCACTACAGTTTTGGTAGTTAACGAATAACGTTCGATGCGTTATTACCCTCTTTTTTTGTTTTTCCTATGCTCTTGAAAGGAGCCCAATATGAAGCGCCTCGCAATGAGAATCAATGCAGAACTCTTGGCCATGGCTGGGGAGATCACTGGTAAGACCGAAGGTCACGAGATATTCGACGAGCTCCCGTACATGATCATGACTCCAGTCTCGGTTTCAAGCGACAAGATCGAGATCAAGATTGAGATCATGTCTGAAGACCAGATGGTCGACGAGTACAAGGATGACCCTGAGCTGAGGATCATCAATTAGTTCGCGTCAGAAACTTCGCCTTATATGAGAGAGAAGCCACGACTTATCTAAAGTTGTGCTATTAGATGGTTTATCTAAAACCGCTGATAGTCTACCAGACTTCTCACTCATTTTTTCCCTATGCTCTTGAAAGGAGCCATTATGTTGAAAGGCCGATCATTCCTTGTGAAGATGGTCAAAGATGATTCAGCAGGTCATCAAGAAGAAGTAGATATGACGGATGAGATCAAAAGCCACTTTGAGAAGTACAAGGCGGCTTACATTACTGGCGCTGCTGGAATTGTGTTCGCGGCGTTTACAGGTCTCTATATGAGAGGACGTTATGAGGTACTAGCCCCTGGCGGAACCTATGGACCGGAAGCTGCAGATACTCTGGTTACCATGCGTCCTCTTTCTCTTTTGTCTAATCGAATGACCAATGTTGTAACTGTGATTGAAGCAAACCGACAAGGCCCACCCAGTTGGGTTATTCGATGCAAAGAGACTGGCGATATATTCACATCGCAAAATTCTGCAGCAGGTGCTATGGGATTGTCATCAAGCAATCTGTCTCAGCACTTGAATGGAGTACAAGATTCGGTCAGTGGTTTCACCTTTGAGCGAATCTGCATGGCAGCTTGATCGCGCAGAAAACATCGCCCTATATGAGATAGATCTTCAGATACCCTATTGCAGGGAATCACATCCGACCCCCTATTGCAGGGGATCTGATGGAAGATCTTTCTCTTTTTTTCCTAAACCGAAAGGTTAAATTAATGAAGCACGAATACGAAAGGTATATTTACACTATGCATGATTATCGTCGTCGTTATGGTTTCTGGAAGTTCGTTGGGGATGTGGCAATGGTCTTCCTGACCGGAGGGCTTTGGCTCATCTGGATCTTTGTGAGGGAGATGCGCAGGCGATAATGCATGACAGCATTTTATTTTATGTATTGGTTGCAGTGGGCTCGGGCGTGGGAGGGCTCATCGGCCAAAGACTTTCCGAACGTCTTCATCGGGATAGGACTAAAGCGTTCCTCCGTTTTGTTCGTGTTACGTTTCCAAACGCTGAAGTAGTCGAAGCTATATCTGTAGCAAATACTGATAAACAAGCTCTTGAAAATATTGAAAGGCGGCTACGCAATGCTTCTCGAACTCTTTAAAGAGAAGGTGCTGGGAGCCAACCCGACAACAGTTCTGACGGGTATGGGTATTACTGGTGTGGTCACGACTGCATATTTCACCGGTCGTGCATCCTTCAAGGCAGCGCAGATCATTGATCGTGAAGAGACGCAAATTCGTATGCAGACTTTGCGTGACAATGCGAATATCATCGATGATCTCGAGATTCCTAAGATGACCAACATGGACAAGTTCAAGTTGGTCTGGCCGCTGTACGTTGCTCCTGTCAGTGTCGGTGCCACCACGATCACAGCCATTGCCATGGCTAATCACACGGCGTCGAAGAAGATCGCAGCTCTGGCGGTTGCCTCGAGTATATCTGAGCGTACTTTGTCCGAATATAGGGCGAAGGTGCTCGAGAAGATCGGCGAGAACAAGGAGATGGCGATCAGGGACGAGCTCGCTCAGGAGAGAGTTGCGAATACTCCAGTGAGCAAAGAGGTCCTCGTCATCGGAGCTGGGGATGTTCTGTGCTTCGACATGTATACGGGCAGGTATTTCCAGAGCACAGTGGAGAAGATCAGGCAGGCTGAGAACAAGATCAACTACGAGATCTTGAATCACATGTATGCAAGCCTGAGCAGGTTCTACGATCTGATCGATATTCTGCCAACCCAGTACTCCGATGAAGTTGGCTGGAATGGATTGACGGATCGGTTCGAAGTGCGATTCTCAACTGTCATGTCTCCAGACAATCGTCCGTGTATTGCGATTGAGTTTGCACGTCCACCTATGCCTGAATACACAAAGCTGTACTAGAAAGGATATTTGTGCTCAAGAAGACGATCAAATACACCGACTTCAATGGGGAGGAAACTAGCGAAGATTTCCTCTTCCATCTGTCCAAGGCGGAATTGGTCGAGTTGGAGATGAGTCATGAGGGCGGCTTCGTTGCATCGATGCAGAAAGTTGTCGAAGCTGAAGACAACAAGACCATCATTGAGGAATTCAAGAAGATCATCTTGCAGTCTTACGGCAAGAAGTCTCTGGATGGTAAGCGATTCATCAAGAACCAGACTCTGCGAGATGAGTTCGAGTCGTCTGAGGCATATTCCACTCTGTTCATGGAACTGGTGACGGATACGGACGCCGCTATTGAGTTCATGAACGGCATCATTCCGGGTGATCTGGTTCCAGGAGAAGCCACAGTAACTCCTCTCAAGTTCGAACCCAAGACCATGACCATGAAAGAAGTTCGTGAGTTGTCAGATGATGAGTACAAACAGCTCAGCGAGAAGATTGTCTCAGGTGAGATCGTAATTACAAACGAGTAATTCGCGTGGAAAACATGCCTATATATGAGATACAAACTAAACTTTATATAGGAGATTTTATGTTTCCCATGACTAAGCTCGAAATTGCACAGTATGCCGCCAGCATGATTGTAGCATTGAAGACAGCTCAGGTTTGTGAGACTCAAGTTGCACAGCACACGAATCTCGACCCCGATGGTATTCCCGTCAAGGTTGGAGCCACTGTTGCTGGTCAGCTTGTAGCTTACAAGACCAAGCCGTACACCGATGTTGCAGTTGCGAAGGCAGCCGACTGGATTTCAGAGAAGTTCAACAGGAAGCCCGAAAAACTAGAATACAAGTCAGACCGTTAGTATCAAACTAAGAGACCAGAAATGGACTCTTAGTTTTTTCTTTTTCTAGAGTAAGGAAAATATGGAGATCCCGGATTATCCGCCCAACAAGAAAGACCAGCCGCAACCTGAAGTAAAGAACATCAAGAGAATTACTTCAGAAGAGCCAGTTCGAAGGAAGAAGTCTCTTGGGAAGCAGTTCAAAGAGACGTTTGTCGGCGGAGATGCCAAGACAGCAGCCAGATACGCCGTGTTCGAGGTCTTGCTGCCAGCTGCAAGAGACATGTTCATTGATGTGACGACTCAGGGTCTCGAGAAGCTTGTGTTTGGTGATATTCGCCGTAGAGGAGGATCACAGCCACCTCAAGCTGGGCCCACTGGTTACGTCAGTTACAACCGGTATGCGATGGGGAGCAGGCAGTCGGCTCCTCAGAGAGTGATCAGTCGACGAGCTCGCTCTCAGCATGATTTCGATGAGATCGTGTTGACGTCACGAGTAGAGGCAGAAGAGGTCATCGACAAGCTATTCGAAGTGGTGAGTCGTTATGGAACAGCCACAGTCGCAGATCTATATGAGCTGGTTGGTCTCCCAAGTTCCCACACAGATAACAAGTGGGGCTGGTCTGATATCAGAGGTGCGGGAGTCTCTCGGGTACGCGAAGGTTTCCTGCTTGATCTCCCAGAACCTCAATTTATCGATTGAACTATGAACATTGGGCAAACTCGTGATGCAGTAAAAGCGATGTACCCCAATGCAAATTGGGCGTCTCAGGTAGACAAGATGGATGACGACCAGGTCATAGCTATATATTTGAAGAACTTGGAGAATCCTCCAGAGTTGCCTGAAAAAGACAAACCGCCTGAACAAGGTAAATTATTTTAAGGAGATTAATATGCAGTTGATCCCAATGGCGGTCAGCAAGGCGCTGGGCCGTCGAGCATTGGTTTTGGAGAAGAACTCACCGCAACTTCTGTTCGGTGCAGGTCTTGTAGGAATGGTGGGGAGCACGGTTCTCGCTTGTCGGGCCACACTGAAGCTCGAGGAAGTTCTCGATGAAGGGAAAGTGAACCTTCATAAGGCCAAGACGCTCGAGCACAGGGAGTACACCGAGCAGGACAAGCAGAGGGATATTTCGATCATCTACGTCCAGACGTCGATGAAGGTTGTCAGGTTGTACGCTCCTGCGATTGCTGTGGGTAGCGCTTCAGTTGCAGCTCTGGTTCAGGCTCACAGCATCTTGAACAGAAGGAATGCCGCACTTACCGCTGCATATCTAGCACTGGAGAAGGGGTTTGCTGAATACCGACAGCGTGTTGTTGAGAAATATGGTGAAGAGGAAGACCGGAACTTCAGGTACGGTACACGAGAAGTCGAGGTCATCACGGACGGCAAAAAGAAGACGGCTGTTCGAGTTGGTGAGGGTGAGCCTTCGATCTATGCGAGATTCTTCGATCCGCTCTCGACGGAATGGTCGAAAGAGCCGGAGTACAATCTCATATTCTTGAAGTGTCAGCAGAACTACGTGAATGATCTGCTGAGGGCTCGAGGTCATGTCTTCCTGAACGAAGTGTATGACAAGCTCGGGATCCCAAGGTCCAAGGCTGGATCTGTCGTCGGATGGATCTTGATCGGCGATGTAAGGGACAATTACATCGATTTCGGGATTTGGGACAGTGACGGTACTGTCCGGGATTTCGTAAACGGCCGTGAGGCCTCTATTCTCCTCGATTTCAACGTCGATGGAGTCATCTATGACAAGATCGATACACCGACGGAGGCAGTCTCATGGCAAATGAGGAACTAGTCGAGAAAGTGGCAGACGAGATCGAGGAAGTTGCGTATCGAGTCGAGGAAGTCGCTGAAGCTACTCGTCGTCTGACAGGACGAGAAGTTGGGTTCTTCATTGCCGGAGCCGGTATCGGAGTAGCTATTGGCTTTACTGTCGGTTTTCGAATTGCAGAGAAGAGGCTGCAAACGAAGTACTCGAAGCTCGCTGAGGATGAGATCTCAGAGATGCGAGAGCATTATCAGAAAAAAGCTGTGGCTGCACAAGAGAAGCCACCTATCGAAGTAGTTATAGAGGAGCGTCATGAACGTTACACGCCGGAAGAACAAGCAGCGATCGATGAAGTTAATGCCCAGTTTCCTGCGAAAGAAGCCGCAGCCGAAGAAGCCGTGGTGGAAGCTCCGGCGCAAGTAAACGTCTTCAACACTAGTGAGTGGGACTACGCCGTCGAGGTGAAGAGCAGAAGGCCCGACGTTCCGTACATCATTCACTATGACGAATTCAAGACGAATGAGTCAGGGCATGAGCAACTCGCGTATATTTACTATGAACAAGATGACGTTCTGGTAGATACGACGAGCCAGACTCAGATCGAGGACATGGATGAGGTAATCGGTCTGGGGAATCTGGGACGTTGGGGACACGGCTCACCCAATGACGAGAACGTTGTTCATATTCGTAATGAGCATCTGCAGCTCGAGTTCGAAGTTTGTCGTGATCCTGGAAGTTACGAGGCGACGATAAGCAGACATATTCGCCACTCATCCTCAGTTGAACGGCGACGTCGGCCTATTCGTGGGTTCGACGATGACTAAGGAGTTTGCTGAGCGATATTTCAATTGGCTTTGCAAGCAAGTCATCGTTGAAGGAAAAGAGCACAAGGATTACGACGGGCTCTTCAGACATCTCCATGCGAAAGACTTCGTCTGGACTGTTCCAAACGATAACAATCGTATTGGGGATGTCTACGAGATGAGAAGGGAGTTCTGGGGAGAGGGCAACAAGGTTCCCAAGCATGAGGTTTCAATGCTCGAGATCATCTTGGGGCTCTCTCGCAGACTCGAATTCATAGCTGGTGGTGAAAAGGAAGTCTGGGCTGGCCAGCTTTTGAAGAACAGCGGACTGGATAAGATGTACGATCCAGTTGGTTCTGTGAAAACCAGAAAGATCGAAGAGATTCTAGACACACTTATCTGGCGGACATATGACCGAGATGGTACAGGGGGCTTTTTCCCACTCAGAACTGCAAAGGAGGATCAAACCAAAGTCGAGCTTTGGTACCAAATGAATGCGTATGTGATCGAACACACTATTGACTGAAGGAGCTGAGTGGATTTCTACCAGATCCTAACCAGAGAAACGAAAGACAAGACCTTGGAGTTGTATCCTGACTTCATTGTCGGTCGTTCTCAGGATCTGATGGTTCAGGGTAGAACCTTCTATGCCATCTGGGATGAGGAACTCGGTCTTTGGTCTCGTGATGAGTATGATGTTCAGCGGCTAGTTGACGAAGATCTCCAACGTGAAGCGAATAGACTGTATTCTGAAACTGGGACCAGGTATCAAGTTAAATCTCTACGCTCGTACAATAGTCATATTTGGGCGCAATTCAAGAAGTACCTGTTCAATCTCAGTGACAACAACCATCCGTTGGATTCCAAGATCGCCTTCGCTAATTACGAAGTGAAGAAGTCAGACTACGTGAGTCGTAAGCTTGACTATGCTTTGGAAGAAGGTGATATTTCCGCTTGGGATGAATTAGTCGGTACATTATATTCTATTGAAGAGAGAGCAAAAATTGAGTGGGCAATCGGATCCATTGTCGCAGGAGATTCAAAGAAGATCCAAAAGTTCTTTGTCTTTTATGGGCCAGCCGGTTCGGGAAAGTCCACCATTCTCAATATTCTTGAGAGATTGTTTAGTGGATATACTACCACGTTTGATGGTAAGGCTCTTGGTAGCAGTAACGGCACGTTTGCTACGGAGGCTTTCAAAAGCAATCCGTTAGTAGCCATCCAGCATGATGGTGATCTTTCAAGGTTAGAAGATAACACTCGGCTGAATTCAATCATCTCGCATGAGCAGATGACGATGAATGAGAAGTACAAGCCGAGTTACACGTCTAGAGCAGATGCTATGTTGTTCATCGGTTCAAATCAGCCGGTGA